TCTTCTCTGTAAGGAAAGGTACAAAATAGCATAGCGATTGGCTAAATACCTGTGACTGGAGTTAGGCATGGCCGAATCTACACTGGAAACACTAAAGCAAAATCTTATAGAATATGTACGGCTGCAAATAGGTGATGGTATTGTTGATCTTGAACTAGATCCGGCCCATTACGAAGCAGCATATCAAAAAACTGTGGGTGTTTACCGGCAGCGGGCGCAAAATGCCTACGAAGAAAGTTACACCTTTATGGAGTTAGTTAGAGACGTAAACATCTACACATTGCCACAAGAAGTGATCACAGTCAGACAGATATTCCGACGCACATTTGGTGATAGCGCCGGCCCATTCTCATCCAATTTTGACCCATTTAGCCAAGCTAGTTTGAATGTATATCTGATGAACTTTAATGTGTCGGGCGGGCTTGCCACATATGATTTCTACTCGCAATATGTAGAACTTGCTGCCAGGATGTTTGGTGGGTTTATGAATTTCACATGGAACCAAGTCACCAAGAAACTGCAACTCATACGTGATCCCAAGGCCACTGGAGAACATGTGTTATTGTGGACCTACAATCTCAAACCAGAAGTGAATCTGTTGCAGGACTTTCAAATAGTACAATGGATACGAGATTACATGGTAGCCAATTGCAAGATGATAATTGGTGAGGCACGTGAGAAATTCTCCAATATAGCAGGCCCACAAGGTGGTGGAACCCTAAACGGTACTGCTATGAAATCCGAAGCACAAACTGCTATGGATGCTAAGATAGAAGAACTCAAAATGTATGTAGATGGATCGCAGCCCTTGTCCTGGATTATAGGATAATTACCACTTGACAAATATCGCACCTGCTGTTATAATAACAGCATGCGATCAATTATGGTAGACATTGAAACTATCGGTACAGGACCCGATGCCTGTATCCTCACCATTGCCGGGCAGATGTTTGATCCGCTCAGCACCGGATATTACCCGCAACATTATTACGCCCGCATCGATACAGATAGCCAACCAAACAGAAGCATCGATCAAAGCACAATAGAGTGGTGGGCCAAACAACCTGCAGCAGCACAGGCAGAAGCATTTGGCGAAGAAAACCGTATTCCACTGCAACAATCCTTGGAAGAGCTTGGAAAATTTATCTGGCAGAGCAAACACTTCTGGGCAAATGGACCCACGTTTGACGCTAACATACTGGAGCATGCCTATAAAAGTTATAAAATGCCATTGCCCTGGAAATTTTATACTGTGCGTGACGCTCGCACTGTGTATTCATTATGGCCCGATTTGCCTAAGCCGCCCACCAGTCACAATGCATTAGAAGATTGCCGGCGGCAAATTGATATGCTGCAAGCAACGTTAAAACATCTCGACATAAAGGCATTGACATGATCATTGGAATTATGGGTTTCATAGGGTCCGGAAAAGACACAGTAGCTGACTATCTAGCCAACATACATCAGTTTCGTCGAGAAAGTTTCGCCAGCACTCTTAAAGATTCTGTGGCAGCAGTATTTGGATGGGATCGGACCCTATTAGAAGGACGCACACGCCAAAGTCGGGAATGGCGAGAACAAGTAGATCCATGGTGGGCCAACCGCTTAAATCTTCCACACCTAACCCCACGATGGGTGTTACAACAATGGGGTACCGAAGTTGTTCGTAAAAGCTTTCATGATGACACCTGGATCGCCAGTTTAGAAAACAAGATACGGAAAATAACCGACGATGTGGTCATTAGTGATTGTAGGTTCGTCAATGAAATCCAAGCTATACGTAATCAGGGTGGGATTGTTGTGCGTGTTACTCGTGGTGATGTACCACCTTGGTATAACTGGGCAGTAGAGTATAACAACTCAGCTATCATGCGGCGTGGAGAAATGATGCGTACTGCTGAGCAGGAAGAAAGCCCGATAAAATACAAAATCCATCTAAGTGAGTGGGCATGGGCTGGTACTAAATTTGACCATGTGTTTGATAACAATGGTCTACTAGATGATCTATACAAGAGTATCAACGATCTGGTATTATCTCTAAGTCACCCAGTTTCCACGGTAAATCCAGCCACGTAAGCGCCGCTGTGCAGTTCATGCAAACAGTTTTTAAATTACGGTGATCGCAATTATGTGGATTGCCATCCACATGATACACCCATAATTGGGCACTATATTTTGCCTTGAACCCACAGTGGTCGCATGTGGGTTTTTTCTTGTAGCCTGCCGTTTGCCATTTTGGTACTTGTGGTTTAATTTTCTTCTTTTTGCGTATACATTGTTCGCATCGACCGCGATAATATATGCGATCACCGCAATGATAATTTACTGCGCAAGATCGTTGTCTACACGCTGAACACATAGGTCTCATAAGGTATTTATAAACAAACCCTTTCAGAAAGGGCAGTTACAATGACGTTTTTTTGGTTAAATTCATAAATATCATTACTAGAAAAAGGATTTAACCATGGCACTGACTTCACCCGGCGTACAAGTAACATTGATTGACGAAAGTCAATACATCCCTGCAGCAACCAATTCGGTACCTTACATACTGCTTGCCACTGCACAGAACAAAGTGTCTGGTGCGGGTGTGGGCGTTGCTGCTGGCACACTAAAAGCAAATGCTAATAAAGTATATTTGATCACAAGTCAACGCGATTTGGCAAACACATTTGGCGTTCCGTTCTTCTACAAAACTACAGCTGGCACGCCAATTAATGGTTACGAGCTAAATGAATACGGCTTGCTTGCAGCATACTCGGCATTGGGCAGCACCAATCGTGCGTATGTGCAACGTGCAGATATTGATCTTACTGCGCTTACTGCAAGTTTAACCCGGCCAACTGCTGCTCCCGTAAACGGAACTTATTGGCTTGATACTGCCAGCACCGTATGGGGTCTATTCCAGTGGAACATAACTACCTCGGCATTTAGTAATAAAGTGCCATTGGTAATTACCGATACTGCTGATGTAGTATTGGGCGGCAGCGCACCAATACAAAGTATTGGAAGTATTGGTGACTATGCAGTAAGTGCTGTTGTTGTTACTAATCAGGCTCTGAACTCTATATATTTCAAGCGTGGTGGTCCAACCTCGGCACAAACATCAGCCACTGCGCTAAGTGATCTATATAACACCTGGGTAGCATTAGGTAGCGATGAGTGGAAAACGGCCTGGCCCACAGTGTCAGGAACGTTGGCACCAACCAGCTTAACAGCCGCGCAGACTATTATAATTAACGGGACCAGTGTTGCTGTTCCTGCCGGGCCTAACAATACAGTTACCAAATTGTCAGAAGCAATCAATACAGCAGCTATAACTGGTGTTTATTCTGCAGCGATCGATGGCAAACTGTTTATCTATGCTAATAGCACAGCCACAGCTGACGGTAGCACAGCCAACGAAGGAATAATAGCTATAGCTAATGGTACCGGAACTACATTAACAACATTGGGAATTACCCCAACTAGTTATTACGCACCAGCATTCCAGGCATCACCAAACTATACAACACCACGCTGGAGAAGCACAGATGTGCAGCCAGAACCAACTGGCTCTGTATGGCAAAAAACAACCAATGTTAATCTTGGAGCGAATTTAGTATTGAAAAAATACAGCACCGTACTTGGAACATTTGTGCAACAACCAGTACCAATTTATACCAATGGTGGCACAGCAACCTACGGGCTTGATCCAGTTGGTGGCGGGATAAACATACCAGTTGGCACCACTTATGCAAGATTAAATCCAACCGTTGCAACGCCCGATTTAGCTGCGCTTGAGATATTTGAAAGATTTCAATCCGGCAGCACTATTATAACCGGCGATACCGATACTCCTGGTCCATTTGTTTCTGGCAACACATTTACTATTTCAGCAACAGCTCCTGGTGTGGCTACTTTTTCTACACCTGTTACTGCAACGTTAACAGGCACAACGGCTGCTGCTTTTGTCTCGGCAGTCAGTGCGGCTGCAGTACCATATGTTAGTGCTAGCATTAACAGTGCCGGTGCGATAGTATTTGAACACAGCGCCGGCGGTATTATAAATTTAGCATCCGCAACAGGTACACCTATTGCCACAGCTGGCTTTAATGCCACTATTGAAGGAGTAACATTGTTTGGAATCACTCTAGGACTATCTTCGTTTACATCCAACCCAGATTTCTTTCCATACACAGCAAGTAGTACGGAACCAGATCAAGATCCTGCAGATGGCAGCACCTGGTATTATTCTACCACAAGTCAAGTAGATATAATGATACAAGATGATGGTGCTTGGTACGGTTATCAGAATGTTACAAATGATGTTCGCGGTGATAATCTGTCGCTTACCAATGCTGCCGGG